CTGGTATTGGTATAACTCGTTTTCCTGAATCTAAGAATCCTAATGTTGAAAATGCAAAATTAGAAGTTTTGTATCCTTTTGAGCAAGTTGATTCACCCAAGTTTCAACGCAAATCTTCAGGCCGCACAACCTCAACCCCTTTTGGCAAGGAAGCCATCTCGATTAATGCAAAGTATGCCCACTTGTTAATTGATTCACAGGCGTTCGTGGGTGATAAGCAATACGACCTTAAGTTCTCTTTTAATGATGACACTTTTGAAAATGAAGTGATTGAAATCACCCCTGTTGATGCGCAGTTAAAAGAGCATTTTAACCTCAGTTTGAAAAACTTTAACAAGTAATTATCTGATGATAAAAAACAATAATAGCTTTGATAAGAAATTAGATGCCGCTTGGTTCACGTTTAATAAAGATGAACGAGCACGAAAACCTTCTTATTTTTTAACAAAGATTTTATTACTTATTGTTTTTTTATCGTTGATATTTCTTAGTTTTAGTTCAAACGCTTCTTACTGTCTTCGTGAAACATCTAACGGTAATTTAAGAATCGATAGTACATCCGTTGAAACCTGTACAAGTGGTTTGATTTTATTATCAAAGACGGAGTATGACGCCATAAATGCTGATTCTATCGTTGCGACTTTATTGGATTTATTTGAATTCTCGGTTGAAGATTTCGCACTTTTTAATGCGATTTGTTTAGTCGGTTTTATTTCTGGTCACGCTCTAGGTCGTGTGTCGAGAATATTAGGTAAGACCTAGAAAACTTTAACTTTTAACTATTCCTATAAGGGAAACATTATGAACATTGTAAAATCTTGGAAAAAGAAAGCTGTTGCCGCGCTAGCTGTTGCTGGTTCTTCTGTTAGTGCTTTTGCTGTTGACCATTCAACCGCAATAACTGCCGCGGGTAGTGATGGTACGACGAATACAACTGCCGCTGTTGTTGCTGTTTTAGGCATTGCGGCTGTTGTGACGGGTGTAGGTATTGTTTATCGCTTATTAACTAAGTAATAAACATGCTTACCTCAATTATGTTTGCATCTATTTTTACATACTGTTTTATCGAGGGCTTTTCGAGTGGAATTCGTAGTTCATAATAATTGCAAAAACATAACATTAAAGGCGACTTTTATAGTCGTTTTTTTTGCTTCATTTTTTGCCAATGCTGAAATTGATTATTCAAAATTAACCGCTAAATCACCTAAAGTTGAACAGCTTGACGGTATTCAAGGCGTTTCTAACGTTGGTTATAATTATCTAATTGGTGGCCCTCTAAGTGGTCTAGATGTTGGTGGTTTATGTACAAGTGTTTATACCGAAACTGATTTAAGAAAGAACGTCTCTGGTGAGTGGGTTTTGGTCACTGAGCATAATGAATTTGATAAAACTTATGCGGCTCAGTGTAAATATGATAGTTGGGATAATTGGGGCGGGCCTCATTATGTTGGCACTATTGAACCTCAGCTTTTTTTAGCATCAACATCAACAAGAACCTTTAAATTCTGTCCTCCTGATGGTTCGCCAGATTGGACTCACGCAACCTACAACGCAGACGGTGAGCCTGACTTTTGTTATAGCATGAAGGAGATGCAGGACCTTTTAGAGCATGAAGCGTATTTAGATGAAATAAACGGTGATTGCGATAATTTGGTGTTAGATTCTGGCAATAATTCAGCACAAGAAATGTGTATGACTTCCCCAAATGGAAGTTCATGTAATGTTGAAAAAGTTACGACAAATTATGGTGGTTCTGATTTTACTTATTACCAAGGAACTACCGCTGAAGTTTTAGGCTGCTCTAATTCTGATAAACCAGATTTTGATAGAGATGGTATAGGTAGTGGAACTGACAATTGTTTTACTGATAATTCAAAAAATTACTGTGAAGCTAACAAAGAAGATAAATGCCTCTCACCTAATGGTGTTCAAGTATGCGCAGATGGTTGCCTTGAAACTGTTGATGGTTTCTTTTGTGATACTGAAATACATCCTCCAGAGACTTCTGATAATTCCGATTACTTTGATACTAATGGTACTTGTACTGTTGTTGCGGGCTCTGCTTATAAAGGCGCTTGTGAAGATTTAGGCGGGACTTGGGAAAAAACCGCTGATTATACGAATACTTCTTGTCCTTCAACTTCAATAGCCGGTTCTTGTTCTGTTGCTACTGGAGGTGGTTGTTTTGCTTGTATGGATGTTGGTGGTACTTGGACACCTGACCCAAATGCAGACTTAACTAATGCAGAAAAAGGTATTCAAGATGTTGCAAGTTTAACGCAAACAACGAATGACAAATTAACTGTTTTAGAACTCACTCAAAGAAAAGGTAATGAAGCTTTATTAGCCGCTACCGATTCTGGCAATCGAAAAGTTTTAGATAAATTAATTCAGATTACGGGTAAAGGTGAAGGTGGTTTAGGTGGTATTTCTAAACGTTTAGACGGTATAAAAGAAGCTATTGAAGGTCTGGGTTCAGGTGGTTCAGGTACTTCAAACCCTGACGAAACTCCAGAGCAAGAACACTATACGACTACCACTCAAACTACAGATAAATCTTTAATGAATTCTCTTTTTGATGCTTCAAAAATAGCTGAGGTCACAGCCGCTTCAGAGGTAATAAAAACAGATATTAAAGCTTTTATTAATACGAGTAAGGGCGAGCTTTATTCGCTTTTAACAATATCTGCTCCAACGTCTTCAGGCTATTCGTCTCGAAGCGTTGATTTAAAAGGAGCTACTTTTGATTTGTCATTAAATCGAATGTCTGCTTTTTTTAGTCTCCTTGCGGGGCCTGTCATGTTGCTTTGTTCAATCATTGCGCTCTTTATAATTCTAGGGAAAGACTAATATGAAAATTTTTATACTTGTTGCTTTGCTGTTTCCTTTTTTTGTTTTTGCTGACACTTATCAAGATGCGGCTGGAGCTTCTCAAATGGTGGCTGATGGTTTTGATGATTTGTGGGTGTTTCTCTTTACTGACACACCGAACATGATGGAAAGGTTTATGGCCTATGCTCTGGAGAAATTCGTACAGATGAAACTGTGGGCATATTTTGAATTTATAAAAATGTCTTACAACATCGCCAAGGTTATTCTTGCTGACCTTAATGTTATGTCTACCATAGCTTCTAATATGACTTTATTACCTCAAGACGTTAGACAAATGTTAGTAGAAACTCGCCTTTTTGATGGGGTTAATCTGTTGATACAAGCCTATGCAACTAAGTTTGTTATGAGGATCGTCTAATGAGTGAATTCACTAGAAAAATTTTAAAGGTAGATTTTAAAGTTAATGAATATGTTGTTAAAGAACGTTCTTTTAAAAACCACTCTGTTCAGACTGTCGAAAGACGCATTACAAAAAGCTATTTTTTAGAATGTGGTCATGTTGCTCCTATATCAGCTTTTCCTTTAACTAAAAAAGAACGTAAAACATGCGTTTGTATTAACTGCAAATATAATTGGGGTTCTGAATAATGTCAGCGTCTATTTTTCATGGTGCCCCAGGTTCTTATAAATCATCAAGCGCTGTTTGGTTTGAATTGCTTCCCGCGCTTCGTGCTGGTCGTTTGGTTGTGACCAATATTGAAGGGATTCAGGATAAAGAATTTATTGAGCTTGAACTTGGTGAAGAGTTTCCAGAAGGCGCGGATATTTGGCGTTTAAGTTCTCAAACTGATATTGGCAAGTTTCTATGGATGCGTTGGTTCTGGTGGATGCCTGTCGGAGCTTTTATTATTATTGATGAAGTTCAAGACGTATTTCCTAATGATTCCACTGTTTTCAAACCTGTTGAACTTGATAGTAAAGGTATAACTTTTTTAAAAGATAAACTCCCTGAAAAATACTTTGAATACTTTTTTAAAGTAATCGAAAGTTTTAAACCTCCTGAAGATTACACCGATGATACTGGTGAAAAAATACTAGATGAAAATGGTCACATTATTTACCCGATAACTATGCGTGAGGCAAATATGCGTCATAGGAAATATAATTGGGATCTTATCTATTGCACCCCTGAAATTACAGAAATCCATAAACTCGTAAGGTCTGTTTGTCAGTATGCCTACAAGCATGTTTACAAAGAGTTTCTAGAATTTATTCCTTACTACAAAAGAAGGACTCGCATCAATGAACACACACCAAAGTCAAATGGCGAAACAATTAAAAAGGGAGACTCGACCAAGTGGCGAAAACTCCCTTTACAGGTGTTCAAGCTTTATAGAAGCACCTCAACCGACGAAATTACAGAAAGCCGAGGACTTAACGCGTTTAAAGACCCTAGCCTTATTTTTGCTCTCGCCCTTTTACTTCTTTGTTTCGGTTATATCGCATGGTGGGCGTTTATTAAAGAAGACAGTAAAAATCGTTTTCTCGAAGAGTCGACTGTATCTCAAGAAGCCAATCAAACTAATTCTAAAGCTCTTGGGTCGTCTGGTAGTCTTGTTCGTTCTCCTAACAGCTTTCAGGCTGATAATGACAACGGTCTTCCTTTAAAGCTTCCTTATGATGCAAGCGGTATTTATTTTACTGGTTATCAGGACGTGATTTTAAATAAGAACAAAAAATATAAAGAGTATTTCTTTACCCTGACTTTAGATGAAGATGAATTTTCACTTAATGATTCAGACCTTCAGTTTTTCGGTATCAGAGTTCATTACATTAATGAATGTGTTGTTGAGCTCTCAAGCGGTAAACGTAAAAAGCTTGTTTACTGCACCCCTAAGACTATTCAAAAACCACTTAAAGAAGAGTTAA